GCACCATTGGTTTTTTCTGCGAGAGATTAGGCTGCTCAACTTCTTCCTCTGGCTCTTCGGCAACAGTCTCTTCCTCTTCGGCTACGGTCTCTTCCTCTGGATTTGTTTCTTCTTCTGTACTTTGTTCATCTTCAGAAACAGTTTCTTCTTCAGCGACAGTCTCTTCCTCTTCGACTTCTGCTGTAGGCTCTTCTACGGTATCAAAACTAAGGTCCAGCATATCCTGGGATTCATCTGGGAGATCAGCGCCGGGCATTACGTCGTACTGCATGTCTTTCTTTTCTTCGGTCATAACAATTTCCTATTGGGGGTTACGGGTTTGTTTTGCAGCGGTCTGCATAGCAGTTGATGCTATACGAGTCGCTGACTGGGTTTCGGACTGGGTCATACGGGTTTGGTTGGTAAGGTCTGCAAGCTCTCTACGCAACTGCAATTCCTGCTCCTTCATTGATAGCTTGCCTTGAAGTTCCTGCATTCTCATCTGTGGGCTAACTTCTGATACGTCTTGTACCTTAGCAATGTTAACTGCTGCTTCAGATTGAAGTTTTTGTACTTCTGCCTGCATCTTGGCGATCTCAAGCTGAATTTGCTGCATCTGTATCTGCTGCATCTGCGCTGCTTGTTCTTGCTGCTCTGGAGACTGCTCTACGCCTGTCATAACTCGAATGCGTTTCGCTAGCTCACCTTTACGAGCTAAGTGGCTGTACTCAATAATTGCATCGTCTGGTATGTTGACGCCTACTTGTCGTAAGTTAAGCGCTTCAGCAAACTGTATCTCATCAAACGAATCGCGTGCTGGAGCCGAGGCAATAACTACGTCGTATTCACCAAGTGTTAAATCATTAACGATCCTTCCTTCGGGGGTCATCTCATTAACCACCATTTCTTCACGCGGTTTTAACGGATCGTCTTCGTTAGTGACCTGAATAATTCGCTGCTCGGTGTAGAATGTCTGTATTAGGTTCAGAACTTTTTCGGCTAAGTAGTGACGCGCCTTTGCTAAATTATCAAGGGGCACCTGAATCATAACTGCGCCACGGTTCTGTTTAGCCTGTATAGCGATGCCCGATACTTCAGCACTGTCTGTACCTAACATGGAGTCGTTTACACCCGATATAGTCTGGATGTTTGCCGCCGCCTTCTGAGCAATCCGATCAAGCCCTGTTGGTATCTGGTTAGGCTGTATTTTAGCCGGGGGGTTAGAGCCTCTGTTGTACTCGAGGACTAAACCTGTCTCTGCACCGTGCTCTTCTAAATCGTCAGCTGTCATACCTGTTAGCGAGCCGCTTTCTACTACCCAACCGCTGTTGGCTGTTGTGTTAACAATGTGTAGTTCTTGGGACGCGATCTTGTTTAACTGCTCCTGTGGAGACAGTAGGTTACGTACCATGCCAAACGGTCTGCCTCTGCGGAAGTAGGCGAAGTAGGGCACTATTGTAAAGTCGTTGTAGGGAGACCAATCATCGTGCAGCACAACGTTGTCGCACGTTACTGTCCAGCGGACTTTACGTTTGGTCTTAGTAATAACACTTAGTCCGTACTGCTTAGCGAACTTCTTAACCTTTGACTCTTTCCAAGCGTCGGGCGCTTCTCGCTGATCGCCTGTATCGGGATCTACAAAGCACGTTACGCGCGCTATCTTTTTGTTCTGACGTTCCACAATACGGAGCGCCTTTACATTACGGTAGGCATCGTCTTCCGGTACGCCTGAGCCGAAATAGTCATCTTCGGGATCAAGGTCACCGAATCGTTGCTCTTCATACTCGATAGAGTCACGGCCAAAACTATTACCGTTTTCAGCAATGAATCGAAGGTCTTCCGATTTCTTCTTGCCGTACAGCTCTTCGATCTCATCTAGGGTCATCCACCGAGTCTCAAAGACTTCGTTCCATGTCTTGGGGTCATACTCTTTAGCATCTGGGTCTACCAGAATGTCGAGTGGGTCTTTTGCTGTTATGCGTATCTCGCCCTCTACATGGTCTGAGAAATCCATACGTACATCGAAGTATCCCCGGCCATCGAGGATAAGCCCGTCGCTAAACACTTGCTGCTCAACCCAGTCGAGCTTATTGTTGTCTGCGATCTGCATGTAGAGCTTAGTGAGCGTGTTGGCTACTTCACCATCTCCACCACGGCGTGGTTTAAATTGTACGTCTGCGCGTCGGGTAGACTGCTCCCCAAGTACAGTGTTTATAGTAGGTAGAACAGTGTTGATGGTGAGGGCAGGACGCCCCTCGGCTTCGAGCGCAGCGGCGTCGTATTCGTCCCACTGATCGCCTCTGTAAAAGGCATCACACTTCTTAGCCATCTCAACATAGTCAAGGTGACCGTTGTCGCGGGCGCGGATGTATCTATCCCACTGAGCGGACGCTATCTCTTGTTCTTTGGCTGGGGTTAGCTTCTTCATATTTAAGCACTCATGGATGATTTATCGCGTTTCACCGCAAACATATGGTCTAATCGATCTCGCCAAGACGGCTCGTGCACTACTTGTGTCTGGAATGTAGCGAACTCGCTCATCATCAGACCTAACCATGCCAGCGCATCAACTTGATCGTCGTGTACTCCGTTAGGGAACCGAAGCAGCTCAGCGACCAATGGTCCTGTAAACAGCTCGTCCTTGGGCAGAAATACCATGCCCTGTTGCATTCGGCCCTGAATAGCTCTGGCCCTTGCTTCTTTATCGCGTCGTCCCGTCTTCAGATCTTTAAAGTAAGCCTCATGCAGCCCACGTTCCTTGACACGTTTTTCTAGGAACGGGCCAAGGGCCATCTCAATGTGGCCTTTCTCAATACCAATGATTGAGGGCTTCCATGTCTCATATAGATCTAGTATCTGTTCTACTAGTTCGAAACCGTCGAACCGTCCTCTAATCACGTCTACAATAAATAGCTGATCGTTTTCGTCGATACCCGCTACCATTCCAACGGAGTAGTCGTTCCTATCTTTCTTACCGATCGCCAGATCCCACGCGCAGTAGTAGCGCATTCGGTCTACATCTACGTCGTCGTTACCAAAGTACTGAATCATGTCTCTAGTAAAGTAATCACCGTCGTCCGCAACCGGGTTCTGCTGGTACAGCGCTGACCAATCTCTAGGGCCAACCGCTTTTCGTATCCTGTCTAGGGCTTTCTCGTCGTACCGCTCTTTGTGCAGTGCGTCACCCGTCCCTCGAAACTCTTCATCTTCTTCTGCGATAGCAGGGTAGCTAACAACTTCCCACTCATCACCGCCATCTCCACCTGCTTTTAGAAGCCGCCCTGCCAAATCATCATCGTGCCAACGAGTAAGAATGACGAGCACACCGCCACCGGGTGCAAGCCGTGTGTATGCGGTTGAGGTGTACCAATCCCAGTTACTGTCTCTATTATTCTGGCTTTCAGCGTCTTCGCGGTTTTTAACAGGGTCATCAATAACAAGTACATGTGCTCCTTTACCAGTAATACCGCCGCCCACACCAGCAGCAACGAAGCCACCGCCGCTAGTGGTAAGCCACGCTTCTGCAGACTGGCTGTCAGGGTCAAGTCGCGTTTTAAACGCAGTTTTGTAGGTAGGCTCGCGCAATAGCTGCCGAACTTTGCGACTGAACCCCATAGAGAGCGAACCTGAGTAGGAACACGCGATAAATTCGTGGTCAGGGTGTCTACCCAAGTGCCAAGCAGGGTAGCCAATAGAGGCAAGCGTGCTTTTTCCATGCCTTGGTGGCATAAAGAGCATAAGTCTTGGCGATTTTTTCTCAGCCACGTCGTTAGAGAACTTCTCAAGACGGCGGCAGATGTCTTTATGTACCCAACCAGCCGAATAATCGGGGTTAAATCGCTCGATGAAGGGGAGGAGTCGCTTTCTTGTGAGGAATCTGAGGGCGAGTTCTGCCTTTGCCTTGTCTTCAACAGATGGTTCTTCTGTTTCTGTGACAGCTTCTTGGATTTTATCTGGGTCGGGTAACGCTTCTGCATCATCTGCCTTGCAATACACACAGAGACCGTCGATCTCGCTAGAGTAAAGCGTCTCGGGGTGCATGTTTTTGCACCTACGACATCTTCGCTTAACGATATCTGCAGTCATTTGTTAATAAGAGCGCATCTTTTTAGCAGCGGGCTTCTTTTTGGGCTTAGCTTTTGACTTAGCAGTAGGTTTTTTCTTTTTTGCCGCAGCTTGCAGCTTTAGTGAAGCTATAGCTTCGGCGGCGCGCTTGTCGGACATCGGCGCACTGATCGCGGGCCGTGGTTTCTTTTTAATAGGGGTCTTAGCCATAATTATTTTGCCTTCTTAACAGGTTTCTTTTTAGTTGCGGGCTTCTTTTTCCCAAGAAGTGCGCGCATAAGGGTAGTGCGGGGCGTCAGCATCTTACCGACAATGCCTTGGTCGTTAATCTTGCCGACGACTGTAGTAGGCGCTTTCTTTTTAGGCTTCTTTTTCTTAACAGGAGTCTTAGCCATAACTATTTCGCCTTCTTAACGGGTTTCTTAACTGGTTTCTTAACTGGTTTCTTTTTATTCTCGGGTTCA